TAAATGTGTCTACATTTATATTAACTGTGGACACATTTGTTGTTCCACCACCTGCATATGCAGGTACTCCAGAAGGTGCTCTAAACTTTGACTGATTAATGCTCTGCATTGTTCTTACACCCATATTCCTTACAGCATCAGCATTAATTACATATTCACCACCATGCAAGATTGCAGGAATTGCAGTTGATGGAGCTCCAGGAACATAGCCACCAGTCTTATATTGCTTAATTGTCATTTTTCCAAATTTTGTATACTGCTTAGGAATTTGTCTTAACACATCACTTTCTGGGGCGAGAGCGCCGATCAGACCTTGATTCTTAATACCATTTCCAATAATTTCAATTAGTGCTGACGGAGTTAGCATTTGTCCCATAAAATATGTATTAATAATATCTTGTGAAGTAGCAGTACTCATTGTCCAAGGATTAATTGAATTAGTTTGTCCAGGGAATAGTGGAGCAATGCTATGCTCAGCAATTCTTTGTGCATAGTTAGAAACACTACTTGAATATTGAGCAACAACATTAGATCCAGCCATCTTAGCAGACTGCAGCATATTTGCTGCAACTAATGATTTACTATATCCAGACGATGTGTTATAGTCTGAACCAGACATCAATCCTGGGTATGGTTTTGGCACTTGAGTGTCTGTCATTTTTGCAGTTTCATTTATTATTTTTAGTGCATCCATAACAGACGAATCATTTAACTGTGGATTTTGGAAGTAATCACTATAGAAGCTCTCAGATGATATTGATCTGCCATTTAAGAAAGCATCTAGAGCATCAAAATATTGCATTCTTGCTCTCATCACTGGAGCGGCGTGATTCTTATCGTAAAAATCACTAATTAATCTATCCAGCCATTGCTCAATACTTCTTCCTTGGTAACTATACCCAAATGTAGGATTTTTAAAGTTAGAACCTGTCTCGCCTGGGAGTTTGAGACCAAAATATTCTCCAGCAGGCATTGACTCATATGGCAAAGGGATAAACATTTTAAGATCTAATGAGCTATTTAGCATGTTTTCTGCAAAATTAGCAATCCATTCAAATTCTTTTGGATGAAGTGGTAATTCAGTTGAGAACAAACCACCTGTGCTCAAGTACTTATATTTATCAGAAAAGCCTTCAAATAAGTTTGGATACATAATATCAAGATTGCTGCTTGGAATAGTATTCCAATCATATAGTCCGATAAGCTCTGCAAACTGACTACTCTTTAAGAGATCTTCTGGCGAGAGAGAATTAATTATTGGGTCATCTAATACGGAAACACCCTTTCTCTCTATGAGAGTTTTTTTGATTTCAGGAATCATTCTGCCAGCTAGGTGGTAGGTTGCTCTGCTAATTTTATCATATGGTTCAACTTTAATCTGACCATTCTTTACTGACACGCCCAAATGCCTTAAATGATCATTTTTAAATACATCACCAAGACTAACGCTACCATGTGACAGCGTTGCATAAAACTTAGAATCAAATGGATTTTGCACAAATGCTCCAATTCTAAAGTCATCTATATCTGGTGTTGTCTGAAATAGCACCCCTTTTGTTTTTGCCCATTCACTCCATATTAAAGATGCAAATTCTTCTGACTGCCCTGAGCCAAATATTGTGTTTATAACATCAATAAATTCACTCGGCATTGGTGTTCTACCACCCATAAATCCAGAGGATACTGAGTTATCAAGCAATGCTTGAATTTCAGCTTCGTTATTATATGACCAGCTGCCTGGAGCATTGGAGAAGTGAACATTTCTACCTCTAGTTTGTGATCGCAAATCAAATGAATTATCTCTTAAAAAATCAGAAAGTCTAAATTCATTAAAAGGTAATATTTTATCTAATCCATCTGCTCTTATTGAACTTATAGCGCCTTCAATTGCTTGTCTATTATTAGGTCTATAACTACGACTGCTGGCTAGTGGTACAGTACCATAATTTGGTAAAGCATTAGAGCCTGGATCGGTTCTAAACAGGCTTGAACGACCAGTTTGTATTTCCCAAACTAAATCACTAATTGTGTTATTGACATTAGATTGCATATTTCCTAAGATGTTTCTTCCGCTTCTAATACCATAAAACCAACCATTAGATGGTCTTTCCCTATTAGCAGAAATATCATTAAAGGTCATAATTCCCTGATCTTTATCAAAAGAATTAATATCTAAATTTTCAATTCCACCTACTAGATTATTTCCAAAGTTAAGATGATTAGCTAGGCGATTTCTCAGCTCATCAATTATTGCTACCTCTGCATCAAGTGGAGCATTTTGTAGTAGCTGAGGTATCTCAAACATTGATTGCATATATCCAGTACTTGCTTGTCTAGCTGGTGCTGCTATATCAGATATTAGATCATCAATAAAAGTTTGCCAAATTATATTGAAATCAGCCCATGTAGGGGAGATAAACGGGTATAGCTCAGAATCAGCATCAATGCCATCAATTCTATATAGACCGTTACGGTATGATTCATATAAATTTCTGTAAATTTCATCAAGTGCAGTTAATTGATTTAGAGTACCAGCAACCGTTCCATTTGGCTGAATCATTTCTTCTGGCTTCAATCTTGATTTAATATACAATGATGTCTTATATGCAGTGTTTTCTGCAGTAGAAGGGAAGCCAAGTAATCCAACATTACCTGCATAATCTTGTAGATCAGTAGCTACAATTGGAGAGAGCGGATTTACAGGTGCAAAATTGCCAAGTGTTGCATCTTCTACTAACTGCATAAAATCTGGAATGTCTGTAAAATTACTTGTTAATAAGTATTGCCTAGCTGAGCGTTGTATTTGACTTAATCCTGGTTCAAGAAGTTGTGTAGGGAACATTTCCTCTATTATAGATCCACTACCCAAACCAGGAATTTGAGCTGTGCTTGTAAGCGGTTCTTGCCCTGCAAATCTAATTGCAATATCATGATCATTTCCTATCAGCTTTCGTAATTGATCAATAGCTAATCTATAATCTGTTTTACTAGTATTATGAATTGATCTAAATATATTTTGAAAACTTCCTGTTAGATGTTTTTGCGATGTACTTGGACTTGTTATTGTTTCAAATAAGTTTGGATCAATAGATGTTGGAGACATTTCTTTTTTAGAAAATTCTTTTCCTAAAATATCATAATTTTTTAAATAAGTTTCAAATGCTCTTGCTCTTATACCGCTACCACTTGGCATAAAACCGTCATTAGACCATCCTTCAACTGCACCATTAACAATGCGCCCAACTCTAGTTCTGATTTCTGAAAGAGGAATTGGCATATTTTGCGAATCAATAAACAGATTGTCGCCATAATATGTTCTTAACATTCCCTCTAAATCTTGTCTTAGTAAGACACGAGCATACATATTGTCTGGCGAAAGGGTCGGAGAACTAAGTCCGCTATTGATTAATGTTGTTCTTAAATCACTCGTCATGTAAGGAATTCTTGGATCACCAGTTGACTTGCTATTAATTAAGTCCATATAAGATGAAATTGAAGCATTTTGCTGAATTCCTGAAACCAATGAATTATCAAATTGGTTTTCAATTTCTCTTAATAGATCAGGTGTTGATCTTGCTTTAGTGAATAAACTCTTTTTCTCAAATCTATATATTGATGAATCAATCCAACTTGCATCTCTTAGCTGGGCTGGGCTTATTCCGAGAGGAGCTGGTTTAAACCCTGTTGCCATCAAACCATATTCAAGACCCTTTCTTCCGCTCAAGCCAGCTAATGTTAAAGTTCCTGCGTTTAAAGTTGATTGAACTGGTTTGCTGTATCTTATATTTGAACCAATATTGCTGAATACGGATCCTACATTCTTAACACCAGCTGCTGCTTTTCCACCAATTGATGAAAGAACAGTTTTATTTATTCCAGCGCTTACATCAGCCATTGGTGAGTCAATCAAAGTTTTTGCTACCTGATAATCAGCTATTGTATTTTTTAAGAATTGAAGACCACTACCTCTTGCAGACGGAGCTGTTGCAGCAACGCTTGCAGCAAGGGTTGTTTCGTATGCAGTATTTTGCATCAATTTTATACGAGCTTGTTCTTTAATAAATTTATCTAGCGTGAAAAGACCTTCATCCCATGTTCTAGCTTCAAGTTGTGTTAATATGCGACCTTGAGTTTGAAGACCTTTAAATGTATTACCGCCAGCCATCGTTTCAAGTTGACTTATGAAACTAGTTCCAGTTGCATCTTGCCAAATACTTGATGCCTCAGCAAGCCCTCTCTTCTTCAGAGCAGCAGTAAGAGGCATTCTAAGAGGTTCTGTAAATGGCTTTGTTATTTGAGCTACGCTAATGATATTAAGAACATCTTCTGCCCCCATCAATAAACGACCTGCCCAACCTGGACCTTCTGAGCCGAAGTTTAAGTATTGACGAGCATTGCTTCCAGAGAATGTTCTTCCAAGCGATTTAGCTGATTCAACAGCAAGATCTTTTGCAAGAATTGCTGCGAGTGGGAATTTTTCAATTGCACTTGCAATACCTGATTGCTTGTATGGACCACCCTCTGTTGTAACATTATCAACAGTATTTCTTCCGATAAATCTTTCCCATGTTGTCCACTTTTCTTGCTCGGCTCTTTGTGCTGCCTTAGCATCATTTTGCATTTTTATTTGTGCATAAGAAAGTGCTTCTTCTCTTGTTGCAACTTTAAAGAATTCTTTAGGCGCTTGTTTAGTTCCAGAAGATGTAAAAGATGGGGCTGGAACCAAATAAGTGTTTGGTCGCATTGTAAGATTTTTTATCTCTGAGGAGCTGTAGGTGTGACCAGGTGTTGCAATTCCTGGAATTTTTGGACTAACAGGTGTAGTCGGTTTTAAAGTAACGCCTTTAATTGTTGACAAGTCTATTGGAGCTTTTAATGAACTTGGTGAAGTAGATGTCTTGTTAGTAACTTTCTGCTCAAGACGATCTGCAGACCCTCTTGTGTTTGAAGCTGTACCTTTCTTTCCACCTGGAACAACACCACCCTTGAGGAACTTTGGAATAAGGTTGTTATTCATCTTGTTCAAAGCACCTACACCAATTCTTTGAACCGCCTTCGCATTAAGAATATATTCTCCACCATGAAGAAGCGTAGGTACACCTTCTTGTGTTGGGGCTGGAATAAAACCTTCTGGGTATCCCTGATTTTGATTCTGAGCCCTTGATGGAATAATTCCACCCTTCTTGAATCCTTGTACACCAGATGTGCCTACAAACTCTGCATAGGTAAGAGCTCTTAGATTTCTAGCCGCTCTTAATGCATTGTTCTTTTCCCATGCATCAACTCTTGCACCAGCAGCAATTCCAGGAGCTTTAGTAGTACTTGATGAAGATGAAGAACTTCCAGTACCACCACCGCCGTTTGCAGCAGCGTCTGCTGCTGCAGCTGCTGCATCTTTTGCTGCATCTGCGGCTGCTTTTAGTTCAACATATTTATTAATTGCTGGATCAAGACTATTCTTTAGCTTCTCCATCAAACCTGGATTTAGCTCTACTAGATTTTGGAAGCTTCTAAGGATGCTAAGGTTTCCATCAATAATTGCCTGATTGAAAACTTTTGCTGGTTCTGCTTCGTCTAATGCCTTCTTGAAGTTAGTGATAAAATCATTTTTAACCTCATCTAAGAACTTAGTCTTCATATCAGTAAAGTTCTGAGCAAGACCAGATGTTATTACACCAAATGAATCAATTACCGATTGCTTACCTTCACCAAATCGTGCCCCCATATCAGCGAGCATTCCAATGGTAATACCAATTACAGTATTTTCACTCTTGTCAGATCCAAGACCAAACTTTTCTTTTGCTGTGAGTACTAATTCATCAAGATTTGTTGCAAATGGTCCAATAACCTTGTTTGGCATCTTGTCTTGAATTGTGGTTGCAAAGCTTTCAAACATCGTACCGAATGTTGTATTCATATCGGTAGCGTTTGTTTCTGTTAATGTTTGAAGTTCTTGCAGTTGCGCTGTGTATTGTTCAACAGTAACTGGTGCAATCTTTGTGATTAGAGCAGCAGATTCTTGGAACTTGGTAATTGATTCTTCAAAGAATAGTGAAGCCGCATCTTTTGCTTCGTTAATTGCTTCTTTAAGAGCATCAAGATTTTCTTTTGCAAGATCCTTTGCTCTCTCTTGCTCAATTGTTAAGAGGTCATCACTAAATCCTTTCTCATCAGCACTCTGTTGGAGCTGTAGCATTCTTGCATCATCAATACGACCTTCATAAACAGCCAATGCATAATTTCTACGGAACTGCTCATTGCTAAGAGCTTGATTGTCAATAATCTTTCTTCTATTAGTTTCGTATTCTTTCTTCTTAGTGAGTGACTCTTCTGCTTTTTCAAGTTTACCAAGAGTTTTAATCTGAACATCAAATACTTTTAGAGCAGATGTTTTTTGTTTTTCAAGAGCCTTAACAGATGCATCTACAAATTTAGAAAGTGCATTTGATAATTCACCAGCAACATAATCTTGAAGTTTTTGAATCTCTTCAACAATCCCTTCTGCTATGCTTTTTGCAATTTTTCCAGAAGCATCTGACTCTTCAAATCCATCACCAAAGGAATTACCCATGATTTCGCCAGATTCTTCGCCTGTTTCTTTTGCTGCATCCTTAATCTTTGTATCATTACTGATTTTTCCTTCGGCTGAGCTGATACCCTTAGATACACCCTTATCTAGCAATCCAGTTGCTGCATTAGCTACTGCATCAATGGCACCACTAGCAGCATTTTTACCCGCATCAACCAATCCATAAAGACCGTCAATAACGAAATTGATACTGTCACCAATCCATCCAAATATTCCACCAACACCTGGAATTCTTTCAAGGAAACTAAACACTTTAGCAACAGCTTTTGGAATTAGTGTAAAGTATCCGATTATCAACTTAATTCCACCAGCGGTGATCCACACCATTCCCTTTAGCAAAGCGGCAATTAACTTAATAACAATCTTTACTGCACCAGAGGTAGCAGCAACAAGGTAATCAAAAGCTTTGCCCCAGTTGCCTTGGAATATTGAAACAACAAACATTACAATATCAATAATCATGTACAGATATGGCTGAATGAAGTTTTCAACCAGCATCTTAAACCAAGAGGCTACCTTTTGTAATACCTTTCCAACTACTTCAAATGCTTTTGAAAGACCGCCAACAGCATCTCCACCTTTCTTAGAACCACCACCGATTATTGAAAACAAATCTACAAAAGGTTGAATCAGCAGCCCAATAGATTCTTTAAATATTGCCCATGCGTTCTTGACTCTTAGTATTGCATTAGATGCTTTATCTTTAAAAGCACTAAAGTTTTTAACAATGATATAAACAGCAACACCGATACCCAGCATGATTGCGCCAATGCCAGTTGATACCAAAGCAATCTTCATTAATTTAAGAGCAACTGTTCCAAGCTTTGTTGCTTTCATGAAACCGCTCATTGCGGTTGTCATTGTTCTAATTCTTCCAGCACTACCGCCTAAAGCCATCTGTTCAATCTTCATTGCTTGAACTGCAGCTTTAGCACCTTGCACCGACTTTGTGTAAGCAGCAACTGGACCAGCGTTAAATGCAGCTGACGCTAGACCTCTAATATTTCCTGCACCAGTTGCAATCCCTCCACGGGTAGGTAGCATTCCTCTTGCAAAACCTCTTCCTGTTACGCCAGTAGCTGAAGTAAATGAGTCAGCCAAACCAGGAAGTGCCGCTGTTCTTCTTGCTACTGCACCACCAATACCACCACGAGCAATCTTTAAGGCTCTATCTTCAGAAATATCTACAAAGCCTCTCTTTGTAGCAAGCCTTGCTCCACCAGACATTGTTCTGGAGATTCCAGAGTCTGTTAATGCAGCCTCTCTAAGTACCGATGCTTGTGAGACCTTTCCGAGAATATTACCGCCAACAAAACGACCACTTGAATCAACAACACGACCACGAGCATTAACTCGCATACCTTGTGAACCAAGAATTGAACCTTCATTTCTTAAGTACTGATCTACAGATAATCTTCCTGCTGTTGCATGAGAAAGCCTAGCTGCTCTGTTTGCATTAATAGCACTTGTTCTAGCAGCACCTGTAAGACCTGTAAGTGGTGTTGGGGTTGGCGCAACATTACCTGGGAGTGTGATGTTGCGACCAACTCTTGTTGGCATACCAATCATTGATGACGCTGTACCGCCAGCAGGTGCAAAGCTTGGTAGCATGGCAAGTGGTTGTTTCTTGCCAAGGAAACTGTTGTACATATCTGTCATTGCTTTAGTTGCTTTCTTTGCACCTCCAGCAATACCTACAAGACCGCCTTCAAAATTCTTTAACTTTGGCAAAAAGAATGTAGCGAATCTTCCAAGAACACCAATAGAAGATTGCATTGTTCCCAATGCAAGAATTACTGGTGCCATTGCAGCCAAGAAGCCAAGGAATCCAAGAATTAATTTAGATATTCTTTCTCTCGTTGTATCGCTCAACGATTGCCATTTTAGATAAAAAGCATTAATTTTATCTGACAATTTTTTAAGTGATGGAGATACATATCTGATAATATCGGCAGCAAAGTTTTTGAATGCAATCTTCATTCTCTGTGTTGCAACAGAGAGCGAATTCAGTGACTGCTCCAATTCCATATTAGCTACATCTTGAGCTCCAGATGCACCTGCAAGTTCAACGAGCATTGCACGACCAGCCTGGGTCTTAACTTGGCTGATTAAGTCAATATCCTCATTTAATCTCTTTTCTTTAATTAACAAAGCTACTGCTTTTCGTGCTTCAATAGCACCTTGCTTTTCTTTCTCTGTAATGCTTCCCTTAACACCCTTACCCGTAAAACCGTCAACCAATGAACCGACTTCTGCACTTGCAATTCTTGCAATAATACCGATATCGCTAAACTGAGTTATCGTTTCTGGAAGGGTGGTGCCATTTAATTTATTGAAAGCTCTAATTGAATTTTCAGCAACACCAGCTAACAATCTTTCTGGGGATTGATTATTATTTACATTCTTTAGAGCCGCATCAAATTGATTTAGTTGCTCAATAGCAACATACATTCTTGGACCTTGACGCTTTTCAAAGATTTCAGACATCAACTTCAATCCAGCTTCAGTATTCCTTCCACCTTCAACAACTTTTCCAAAGATATCAACAATTGCCTGGAGACCAGTGAGACCAGTTTTTGTTGATTCACTAAATGCATTGCCAGCCTTGCCAGTAGCACCATATTGCTTTGAGAGCCTTGCTAGTAACTCAACATTCTGCTTAGTTGGAACAATTGCTCTTTGCAAAGATACTTTAATTGAGTTTGCAGATGCACCAATATCAAAACCAGCAGCTTTCATTGGTGCAAGCAAAGCTGCTGCTTCTGTCATTGACAGACCAAAACTTAATGCCATACCACCAAGTTCAGGCAGTGATTCAGATAGATCTCTTAATGAGAGTGCGGTAACATTTTCAATCGTGTTGAACATGTTGAGCTGAACTCTTGCTGACGCTATAGCCTTAGCTTCACGATCAGCGGCTGATGTTACCTTATCAAATGCACCAGCAACTTCATAGGCTCTGGTTGCATTGAAGAATAGAGCTGATGAGAGATCTTGTGCGCCAGATGCATCCATTCCTCCAAGTTTTTCTGCAGCCAATGCCATCTCTGTGAGCGCTGTAATGTTTTCATTAGCCGTAACACCAAGTTCTGCAAAATCAACAGCCAAGCCAACTACTAAATCTTTAGCAACACCAAATCGTGAACTTTGTTCAGTCAGAACAATATTCAACTCCCTGAAGGAGTCGGTCATCTGTCTGACCCTCTTCTCCTTATCTGGACCAACATAATCCTTAAGCTTTAGATTTGCTTGCTCCGTTGTCATAGCAACGCCTTCAAGAACCTTTGTTAATCTTACAAACTGTTCGTCAACTTTCAGAAGACTCTGGAAGCCCATCCTTGCAAACAGAAGAATTGGCGCTGTGAGGTTAATCATCAAGCTTCTACCAACGAACTGTGCGTCTTTACCAATTCGTTGTAGCTTTAGTGATATTGAAGAGAGGTCTGAGCCAAATGCTCTAATTCTTAAACCTCGCAGAGTTGAACTAAACTGTTTTAATTCATTTCTGCTCTGAATTAATTCTCTACCAAATGCTGTGGTTGTACCACCAGCAGATTGGATAGCCATAGCATATGATTTAATATTTGACTGGACACGCTTAGTTTCTGCGCCAAGAGCTTTTTGATTGGTAATTAATTGTTTAACAGTCTTAGCATGATCATTCATGCTTCTGTTTGTCATACCAAGGGCTTTGTTCACAGCCTTGCTGTGAGCATCAAGCTTGGTCATTGGTACTGAAATACCCCTCAGATTAAGGGCTAGGGCTCTAGTAGCAGCGCTAAGATTGGTAATATCCTTAACGCCGTTAGTATGTACATTAATTATTAAATCAACATCAGACATGTTTGTACCAACAAATATTATCCCATTTTTTTAGATAATCAGCAATCATTATTCCTGCTGATATCCCAATGGAATGCCGAAGTTCATTACTTCAAATGGTCTCATCGGCTCAGCTGATGCTCTATCTTCTGGTGAGTACCAGTCTTCATCAAAGTCAACATCAGCACCCTGAGACAAGGCAAGTGCTTTGATATTCTTGCTAAATTCATTAGTACAAGCTCGGTACAATAGAAACATCTCATGAAGGATTAGAGACTCCTCTAACTCCTCTAGATTTTTCCACGCACCGACTTGCACAAATATTTCTGATTCATACTTGAGAAGGGGAATCTCGTTCCATGATAGAGGTTCACCACCCCCATCATCCCCGTTTACTGGTTTGGGTCGTTACCCATTGCCGCAGCCATTACTTCACCGAATGTTCTAAGGTCAAGAATGTCTTCAAGCAAGTCACGATTTGCAGCCAACTCTGGATCAGCTTTTCTGAGAGCAATTGATGCTGCTGCGATCATCTTATCAATGTCCTCATCAGTCATTCCAGCCTCATCATTGGACTTCATTTCGTTTGCGACCTTCATGAATTCACGAAGGTGCTTAATCGTCAAAGGCTTAACGACTCTCTTCTTTCCGTCAGAGAAAGTGATTTCGGTACCCTTGAACAAATCAGTATTTGTTGTCATTTTTAAATGCTCCTTGTTTTATAATCGTAGGGAATAATACAAAAACTCCCAGGTTTCAGTATATCATACTGTAACTCAGGAGTTTTTGCTTAGTACAAATTTTTAGGTCTAATTATTGCTGATCAATAATCTTGCCATACTCGTAACCAGTGTCACCGACTACTGGGAGAATACGGAACGAAACTTCAAAGACCGAAGCCTCTGCTCTCTTCATGGAGAGCATTGAAGTTGTCATTGACACTGCTCGCTTAGTGTTAAACTTGCGTGTCTTTGTTACTGATGCTGTTGAGCCTGGTGCATATCCAGTTACTTGGAGAGCGTACTCAAATGGGTACACGCTCTGTGAACCGAACAACAATGTCTTTGTGTTTGCACCATCGTTGTTTACCTTGATGTCTGCTCCACCGTCTACATTGTCATAGCTCCATGCTGTTGCAAGGTTGTTAAGAGTTCCTTCTGCGAGGGTTGTCTTAACCATTACCTTAACCTTTGACTGAATGACCTTTGCTGCGTCACCGTATTGGTCAATTTCAATGTCAACCATGTCTGGTTCCCAAGAAATTTCAAGACCGCCCTGGGTTGCGCCCACATCTGTCAAGCTATCAAAATCTGAGTTTGTCATCGTGATGTTGGAAACACCAGTTTTTACTGAAGCCTCACCAACAACGATATTGGAAGTTGTTACTGCCATTTTATTTTCCTCCTGTTAATCAAGGACAAATATTTTCTTGCCCTTGCGATCACGCCATTTAGAAATCTTAATGGCATGATCTAATTTTATTTCATCGGAGCGGCGACCTATTCCTATGCCTTTCTGCCACTCAAATTCATAAACATCTTTTCCTAGTTTCACGGAAAACCCTGGGGTCTTGCCGATGTATGTAATTACATTATACTTCATATACTTTTATGATACCACAAATATATTAGAGGCTCACTGAGAAGAGTGAGAAATCAAGGTCCATTTGATACCAGCCTTCTTTTTCAATAGGTTCTGACAGCGAGCTTGAAACCAGTTGTGAGCTAAGAACTCTTACATTTGAACTGGCTACATTTCCCTGAATCTGATCCCCTTCTCCAAGGAGTTTGATAATCCTTTCTGAGATGCGAAATAGTCTGTCAACATCTGAGTCATAAATAGAATATCTAATTGCGTCATACCTGTTCCAGTATGATTCAACCGATGGGATATGGGGGTTGTAATAATAGATTACAAAAGGGGCTGTCTCTGTGCTGTAACCAATGACTGGAAAGAAGTTCATTGTTTTACCAGCGATATTAGCCAGTGTGCTATCTGCTTTTAAATATGTGTTTACATCATAGACGCTAATTGGCATAAACTACCTTACCACATCCAAACCGCCAGCACCTCTTGCGGTAAAACCTTGTTTGATAAATTCTTGCTTTAAGTTTTTAAGAATTACTTGCTTTGCAATCTCTCTAATTTGTTTTCTCTTTGAAGGGATTGCTACTTTTCTAACAACCCTATAAAATTCTGAATAGCCCTGTGCAACGGACTCCGCTCTTACCTTCATGATTCCGTTGTTTCTTCCTCTAATGACACCGCCGCCTTTTTTACCAGTCAAAAGAATTGATGATCCAATCTGGATATTTCCACCGTCTTTTCTAAATGTACTTTTTGGAAATGGCTTTACTTTTAAAGTCATACCACCTTGACCAAATGGAACAACTTCGTATTGTAAATACCTTGCAGCTCTTCCTAGATCCGCTGTTGCCATCTTCATATCACGCTTTGACTTCATCATTGCTTGCATCTGTGCATGCTGAACTCTCACTGGTAGCACTGAATAGTAGATTGCAGCCATCTCCGTTTGAATCAGAGCTGTTTTATTAACTCTTATACTAAGCATTCTCTGTAATCTTCCTGCAGGTCAAAAGTATCATTCTGATCTTTCCGTTATACCCAGTTCTTTTATCAATATTTACAATCTCTACTGGATAGTCAACTATTACATTTCCGTAGCGATCAACAACATTTTGAATCTTATTACTGTAGTTTGCATATGCAGAATCTTTGTACGAAATAAAGAATTCAACTTCATCAATGTTTGCAACATATGGATATGTTCTTCTTTCCGAAGCCATTGATTGAAACATAGCTCGTATCGTGCCAGCCTTTGTGTACGAAGTGGTTCTCTGTCCTGCATCATTGTAAGATGTTGTCTTTGTATAAACATCCATTTTATGCGGAAGATTGAAAAAGACACCGTTAGACATTTAGACCACATAATCCATTACAAACAGCGTATAGTCCATAAGGAGAACATCTGCATCAATATTACCAGTTGTCTCAAAAAAGTTTGTAGTGTTAATTTCGTATCTAATCGTATCCATTTCAACTCTTTGAATTCCATGTCTTCTAAATTCAGAGTCATCATTCATCATATCAACCAGTAAAAGATCCGCTGCTTGCTCAATATTATTTGGAACAAATTGCCAACCAAAATCGCCCTCAACTCTGTAGGTACTTTGCCTGTCAAACTTATTTAGAATTAAAAGAACATTTACGCTATCCAGCACAGACTTTCTAAACTGTATGTAATAGGAACTACCGAAGTTATGAGGCTCTCTAATCTTTTCAATATGATTTAAAGTTGCATCAGAATAATCATGAATAATTGTTTCATCATTTGTTCCTGGGTCTGATGTAACCTTTCTTAGTGTTGTAATTGGATTTGGAAGATGCAATGAATTTTTTCCAGACCCCATGACTTCAAGATACTTATTAGGGTAGTATTCAAAAGATTGACCACAGTAGGTATTAATGATATTTCTTACCTTTTTCTCCATCTTGTCAAACTTGTCGTACCACTCTGTCTCAAGCTCTGGGTGGTCTTCAAAGAAGGTGTCAATATCAATATACGGGGTATAGACATTAAAGTACTGAGACTGCGTGTACGAGGTTCCGCTTACCGTGTATGTAAAATCAGCACGATATCTTCCTGCAGCATTTAACACATAGATACCAGAAGCCGCCTGACCATAGGTAATTGTGTAAACACCAGCACTTGATCTTGTTGCATTTGTTGGACCAGAAACAAGAGAACCAAATTCATGGTATAAACTAACTGAGACCACATTAGATGTAGGATCACTTGGAAGTGTTAAAGTTAGCGTTTTACTTGTTTCAATCTTTACATCATCCATAATACAATTATAACAGTATTACTGTTTTTCAGCCTTTAAAAAGTCTGCATTGCTAATGACACTTCTAAATCATTTATTTTATTAGTGACATTTTGCGTATTAAGAATCCATTTTTCCCCATCCCAAACCCAAGTCTTTCCGTTAGCAGAATGCGTATCGTCAGTAGCTGGATTGGAGGGAAAATTGATAGCAGCCATAGTTAGTATCCATTATAGATTATAAAGAACTTTTTTACGAATTTTTAAACAATTCTATTAACATAGCCAGAAATGTTAATAACATTTGCTGTTCCAGCAAACCCTCTAATAACAAGAGAGTTGTTCATAGGAAGCCCTGGGACAACTAGTGTTAATCCAGCCTCAGCAGGAATGGTTGATTCAATATGATCTGTGTTAGCAGTTGTTCCACCGTATTCAATGGTTAGTTTAACTGCACTTGTTGATGAGTTAACGGCATAAATCCAAATTTCATCTAATGATGATGTCCCAGAAACGCAAGTATGAATCAATGTACCAGCAGTCGCTGTATTAGCAATTACAATCTGCTTACCATCTGTTGATCCAGATAAGAGTCTTTTGGAAAAGGTTGCCATAGTCTATATCAATTATAATCCATATAGCGCTTTTTTACCACTTATTATGAGGGCAATTTAAACCCTCAATAACAATAGATGTAACAAAACAACCGCATTCATGTTCTGTGCAATTTTTATATTCACCAAGATATTCACACTGCTCGCATATACGAATGCATTCTTTTTTTTCTTCTGTAAGATCTTGTAAGTTTTCCCAAATTATCATGCCCAGTAAACCCAATGCTCCCATGTTCCAGACAAGTTTGTGTAAGTCGGTGTTCCAGCCTGCCCTGTACCCCATATTAGACCATTTGGGAATGAACCGCAAGTTGAACCGTTCCAACCAGCCCCCACAGCGCCATCAGAGTTTCCCCAGCTACAGGATGCCTGAACATTATTGAAGAATCCATGACCGCCTGCATATCCAAGAAATATTCTATATCCAGTTCTTGTTCCAGATGTTGTATAGATGTTTGTAAAGTTTGTTGTGTTATATCTTTCATATCCAGCAAAATAACCAGTATGTCGTATATCTAAAGTATCTCTTTGAACAAGCAACCCTTGATATGGAATGTCCAAACCCAATCTGTTTACTGTTGCGGTTCCATTGTATGGACTTGAAAAAACTCTTACCCAAGGTTTTGATTCAATATAATTTGGTGAATAATATAATTCAACTGCTGATGTCATTGCGCCATCTCTAAACCAATAATTTCCTGCTGGATAGCCAAGGTTTTGTAAAAACATTGGTGATCGTGCAGGATTATTTTGAGTTCCGTATGGCTCTGGTTTTTGAAGAGGGTATCTTACAACAACAATTCCAGATCCACCTTCACCACCTTTATTAGTATTATTGTAGTGAGAGCTTCCACCACCTCCACCGCCAGTGTTTGAACCAGCATCACCGCCTCTGGTATTAGTTTGTGCATTATTACTACCACCGTATCCACTATATCCATTATTATAACCAGCACCGCCAGAGTTAGAGCCTACTGCCCCACCGCCTCCACCGCCAATGCCTCCGTTACCACCGCTGCCAGCAGAATAGGCAGCTCCACCACCTCCACCGCCCCAATATAAATCAACACCAAGTATTGAAGAAAATTTTCCAGGACCACCATTTGGTTGATTTGTTGAGTCAGCACCTGGACCGCCTGCACCACCACCTCCACCAGAATAGTATTGACCACCGCCTTGCCCACCACGACTTCCTTGACCAGAAGTTCCTACAACTGGTGCTCTAACATTGGTATCGCTGTATCCACTATGACCACCACCAGAACCACCAGTAACTCCATTGCCATTATTTGGTGTGTATCCATAATATGAACTTCCACCATAACCACCACCAATTGCAGTTAATACTCCAAATGTTGAATTACCACCGCTTGTTGCAGAAATAGTAAACTGATGAGATCCTGGCTGTGGTCCTGCAGTACCATCAGTTCTGTATCCACCGCTACCTGAAGGACCGCCAAATCCACCATTACCAACAGAAAGCGATATAACCTCTGGTGCTCTTACTGGATATATACCAGTAAGTACTCCACCGCCTCCACCGCCTCCACCCATATCCATTCCACCACCACCACCGCCAGCAACAACTAGATATTCAACATAGCCATCTGAACCAGAGTCATGAATCGTTATAGATGATGAACCAACTGTTGTAAATAGGTGAACACGATATTGAATATTATTAACAGTTATAATTGATTCAACACCGCCAGATGCAACGACTGGTCTGAAGCCAGTAAATCTAGATGCTGCTTTCCCAGGGTTTAGTTTTCGTATATCCATTAGTAAGATGTCCCATTCCAAGCTTTTTTGATAACACGGATATTTGTAAAACCACCAGTTCCAGCTGAGTTTGAATAAAAAGAACTATCAACATAAACAGTTTTATTAGCAGCATATGATGCGCTATATAAAAGCGTTGAGCCATTGTAATGTTTAATAAAACCATCAGATGTATAGACAATATAAAATTTACTCAAAGAAGACCAAGCAGTAGGAGCGCTTATGTATGCTCCATTATTATACACTTCAAAATTACTTTGTCTATATGGGTATGCTGTATGATCAAGAGTGTCGTAACTAGCATTTGTTGTTGGGTCTTCGTTCCAACCAATCATTGCATAGTTAAATGTTGTATCAACATAACTTGAATTTTTATTAAACTCAATTGTGCATGGCGCTGTAAATGACTGTGATGAATATGCTTGATTATCCCAAGCAAACCCGCCTGACATTTTGAATATTGAAACTAAGTCTGTGCCGTTTCCTCTTGCAATCAAATTCGCACTCAGTGTGAAATTAAGAGTTTCATATTGCAAATAAGTAGGGCGATTATTAGGAAGCCAGGTTGAAACAGATGTTGACGGTAATAACCTTTCCGCTTTCATTACGAGAATATTCTTGCTGCCAGAATTGGCTGATCATCGTCAGCTACACCTCCAAGAGCAACCCATGAACTTCCAATATATGCCTTAATTGTTGGCACTGTTGAATCAACCCAGAGATCACCTTCTGCTGGAGATACTGGAGCGGTGTTGGAGTAGGGGATCATTTTTTCTTTGGCATCAAGTTGTGATTGTATTGATGATGTAACGCCATCTAGATAACCAATTTCTGTTGATGTAACATTACCGACTGATGTTGTTTCTGGAAGTACGACAGTTCCAGTTAATGTAGCATTAGCAAGAGGAGCCTTGAGGTCTAAGGCAGTCTGTGTAGCATTTGAGATTGGCTTTCCTAGATCGGTTGTGTTATCAACATTTCCAAGCCCAACCATTGATTTTGTAATACCCGAAACAGTGCCTGTAAATGTAGGGCTTTCTAATGGTGCTTTAAGCGCAATTGATGTTGTCAATGTTGATGATAATGATGCATTATTGGCAAGAGATGTTGCAATCTCACCAAGGGTATCCAGGGTTGTTGGTGCTGAATTTATTAGATCATTAATTACTGTTTTTACATACGCAGTTGTTGCAATTTGTGTATTGTTTACAGTATTTGCTGCAGTAGGGGCTAATGGAATTCCAGTAAATGTTGGAGATGCAATTGTTGCTTTTAAAGATACAGTATTTGAAAGAGAAGAAACATTGCTAGATACTGTTGTAACAGTATTTGATAATGTATTTAAATCCTCTACTGTTGCATACACTACAGGAGTAGTCCACTGAAGACCAATTGATGTTGCAGAATTTGCAGATAAGACTTGACCATTTGTTCCAACAGGTAGTCTAATTATTTCACTAGAGTTTCTTGCTAAAATATCACCCTTGGTTGTTAAGGTTGTTGAACCGCCTTCTGGACCAGTTAATCCAGTAGCTCCTTGAGAACCATCTGCTCCTGATGTTTCAACCCAAAAACTATCGTAGTAAATAAACATCTTTCCAGTATCAGATTCAAACCAGACATCTCCAGCAGATGGGTTTGAAGGAGCAGTTTCTGATATTGTAGTTGATGATCCAGCTCCAGAGCTAGTGAATTCAACAATTGCATTGCTTGAATTTTTGTAATAAATTTTTCCATCGGCATAGTTAATAGCAAGCTCACCAATCTCAAGTGAGGTAGGAGCAGCATTAGCTGTACCAGAGTTTTTAATTTTTATTACATTAGCCATTGAAGCCTCTTACTTAGAAAGTACCGCCATCAATTGTAGCAGTGTTCGCAGCGAGCGCTGCGAGCTGAGCACTGTAGGCTTGGACATTTGAGCCAATTGCAAGACCCAATGCGGTTCTTGCATCAGAGGCTGTTGTTGATCCAGTTCCACCATAAGCAATTGCTACTGCAGTTCCTTGCCATACACCTGTGCCGATTGTTCCTACGGATGTAAGACTTGATGTAACAACACTTGAAGCAAGCGTTGTATTTGAAAGTACTGCCGAACCGCCGATATGGAATGACTTACCTGCAACGATATTGAAGTGTTCAGATGATGTCCATGCATCAGTTGCATCAACCCAGTTAAGTGTCTTATCCGTTGCTCCTTTAACTGTAAATCCAGCACCATCTGCTGTCGTATCTGTTGGTGATGTAACATTGGCAAGAACAATATTCTTATCCTCAACAACAAGTGTTGATGTGTTAAGAGTTGTTGTATTTCCCTGAACAGTCAGGTCTCCAGTAACAGTTAGATTACCTGGTGTTGTAACATTGGTAGCAAGTGCGATTGTACCAGATGTGTAAGTAATTTGATTTTCTGTACCAGATAGTGTTGGGAGTGCGCTATCAACATACAGCTTAGTAGCAGCATGTGTATTTGCTGTAGGAGTAGGAACAATTACAACACCAGAGAAAGTCTTGTCTCCAGTGATTGTTTGCGTTGTTGAAAGTGTTGTATAAGCACCATAACCACCAATAGCCTCTACGGTAGTAGCACTTCCACCAGCACCACCCGTTCCTTTACCGTAGTAAAGAATATTATCTACTTCATTAAATGCTAATTCTGCATTCTCCAAACTTGTAGGTGCGCCTGCATTACCAGTCGCCCTTCTTTTAATTCTTAATGTATTTGCCATTAGTAGTTTCCTCCATCCATTAATAGATTTGCTGCACTATGAACATGATCTGCCCTAGCTGCTAAATTGCTTACTCCAACACTTGCAGTTCTAGCAACATCGGCTGGATCTGATGTAGCAAAGGAGAGCGATGCTAAATTGATTGTTCCAGAAGATTGCGTTAGTACAGTTGTGTCATTCGTTTGTACAGTTACTGCTGTAATCTCAGAAGCAACCGTAACATTTGAAACATCTGTAGATACAGATAGGGATGTAACATCACCGCTAGTTACCTGAACGGTTGTAATATCCCCAGCCATTACCTACTTACCTCACCAGTGACCGTTACCGTTCCAGTAATCAGCGTGGTGACAGTAGAGCCATTGGTTTCTTGAAAATCGTAAACATATGTTCCAGCCGCAATATTTGCAGTCTGGGCAGATGTCAGAGACAGGACAACGATGCCATTGGCAGCATTTGTAATCTCAGATGAGAATGTTGCTGCACTTGTTTCAGAATTTCTTTTCTTTCTGATTTGACCAGTATATGTTCTAGATGTAATGTTTACATTAGCATTAGAACTATTTTTAATGCGAAGCTCATGAGCATAAGTATCGCCTTGATAAATAGTAATATTCCTAGTTGCAGCCATAATATCTCCTATAAGATATTATCAAAGATTGGTTATGCCAGCAATGCAGCCCAGGTTTTTTGATCAACATCTCCAGTAACAGCAAGACCTTTTGCTTTCTGAAAATCTTTTACTAGTCCCTGAGTTTTTGGTCCAAAATCACCATCTGGTTTGCAAGCAAAGCCATGCTTTGCAAGAAGTGTTTGAGCTTCTTTAACAGCAGCACCTTTATTATCTTTTGTAAGATTTGGTTTTGCAGCAGCAGCAACAGCATTTGGTTTAGGAGCTGCTGCCTTTGCTTCAGCAGCAGCTTTTTGCTCTGCTACTGTTCCAAATGGACTTGCCTCTCTTGGATTGCGAGCAACATAATCTTTTACTGCTTGAGGAACTGCATCACCACAAACATAACGAATATGCCAAGGCTCTGAAGGAACTACCTCCCAGCTCCATCCAAACTTTTCAACATTAGCAATCAACCAATTAATTCTCTTCTTTTCAGAAGCATTAGCAACATCAACCGCCAAGCCGAGATTATGCTGTGACTTACCAGGTGTCGCAAGCATTGCCATGCCTTTCTTCAAATACCAAGTCTTGCCTTCAAAAGTTTTTGTTGATCCAGTACCTGTATCCTCAAGACTGTATCTAGAAAGAAATCCTGCCTTTTGGCTTTCATAACTGCGATATGTATCGCCGCTGGAAGTCGGTTTTAGTTCAACACCTTCAGCCTTAGCCGCTTCAACCATTGCCATCCACGCATCAGCAGCAAGATAAAACAATTTTCCACCACCTGGAATGTCTCTCAATAGACTTGGATGCAACTTACCTGGCTCAACTCCTTTGAGCGCAACAGGCATCTTTACATCAACAATGTAATCCCATTCAGTTCTTTTAGCCATTATTTAATCTCCTCTTTTTTCTTTTCAACTTTTGAAAAGACACGATCAATTTCGTCTAGACTAAGTTTACCATCATCTAGGAATGCTCTTGATAATCCTTCAACAACAGTTGCTACGCCTGCGATGCCCGCCATGAAAATTGCTTTCCACAGCGGGACACCAGCAATCGTTCCAGCACCGATTACACCCAAACCAGAAGCAGCAAATGTTGCAACAATTCTAAGGAGGATGTTCTTTATCTGTGCCATTTTAAATTACCCTTACTTCGTTCTTCCAAATGCAGTATCGTTTGGATTCAACCAGCGAAGAATTACTGGCGCAATAGCCGCAACTCCTGCAGTAGCAATCGCCTTTGGATCATGATTGCCTGTCATGTAGACAGCCAAAGCAGCTCCAAAAAACGATCTCGCCCAAGACGAAAGCATTTTCTTATTAGCATCATTCAATAAAGTAGACAAAAGACCACCTCCTTACCCCAACGGGTCATATATATTATATCTTAGAGTTAGTTATTCGTCATTCTTTAGAATTTCATGCACATAATGCACAAGAATAGCAATTAAAGTTGCAATTCCAGCAATTCTTTGTGTTACTCCAGAAAGAGTAACATAAACCACAAGACTTCCTGCCAGAGTAAAGGCTAAACCAGCAGTGATGTCCCATATTTTTTTGCTAAAACCGAACAAATTAAATTTCTTCATTTCTTTGCCCTCCTTAATATAATATTTAAAAATACTGTTTCTTGTAAATTCTTCGCCATCGTCATCTTCTGGTCCAGCAATTTCTCCAGACGGTTCATCGCCAGAATCTTCCTCTCTTCTTGAGCGACCTTCATTGCCACTAGGAGATCCTCCACCAGAACCACCTCCAGATGAACCACCACCTGATGTGCCTCCTCCAGACGCTGCTGCGCCAGCAGCTATTGTTGCTGTAGCGGCTACTGCTGCAAGAACTGTCTTACGAGTTCCAACATCAATGCTTGACCCTGTAGGAACATAATCATCAAACCCATCTCCATAGATGTCAATTTCTTCTTCAAACGCTTCCTTGATCTCAGTTGGAGCTTCAGTAAGCACAGCAGCTAGTTCTGTCTTTTGCTCTTCTGTAAATTGTTCTGGCTCAATTGCAGCAAAAACTTCTGCAACTTGCTCAATAGGTAATTCTTCAAAATTTCCGTTTTCAATAACTGCAATTGCGGTATCTGGATCAATCGTTTCATCACTGATTGCATCAACAACATTTGCTAATGCATCTGCAGAGTCAATTGACTCAATAAGGCTCAAAACTTCTTCTGCTGGAAGTTCGTCAAGAACTTCCGATAGCTGCTCTGCGGATATATTTTCAATCACAGCAGTCACCTCTTCACCACTTAGAGCTGATAGTACTGCTATTACTTCTTCAGCAGAAGCATCAATAATCTGATCCACGATAACCGCTACTTCCTCTGGAGTTATCTCTTCAGGAATAACCTCTTCCTGAACCTCTTCTTCTACCGATGGCTCTAAATCTGGCTCTGTCGTTGTCGTAGTTTCTTCAGAGATAGAGTCGGTGACTTCTGGCTCTGGCTCAGATGTGGTCGTAGAAGGCTCTGGGAGCGTTTCTGGTGAATTTATAACCTCAGGCTCAGTAGTTGGGGGCTCTGGTGTATTTATAACAACCGTAGTCGTTGTAGTGTTTGGCACTGTAGTGGTAGTCGTAGTGCTAGTGGTGGTGCTAGTGGTAGGCTCAAGAACCGTAGCATCCACAGTAGACCCTGGACCGTACAGACATGGATTACTATCTGCCCCAACACAACCTTCGCTCATAGCTTTTACTTCAAAACGAACAGGACCATAACCAGTAGTTACTGGATTATTCCCATCAAACATGTAGTGACCGAGATTATAAGAATTGTTTAAAGTCCAAATTCCCCAACCACCAGAAACAACACCATTATTCAAATCATAAAAAGTTATTGAATAACCATAAGGTACAGCGTTACTAGATGCTGGAGTATCCCAATTAAGATCAACACTGCCATCACTATTTGCTACTGCAGTTAAATTTTGCACTGTGTTGAAATAAGGCTCCGATGTGTCTTCACCGTACTGAAGAGAAACATACAAGCGCTTTCCAGTACCACCGCATGGGTCTCCAAACACATCATTGTTTGCTGGTATGACAGCAACACTACTCCCTAGAGCGATATCTGCAACTTCAGTGATAGAAGTTGACGCATGACATTGCCCAATTGAATAGTCACCATCAGAGCCTGTAGGAGTTCCATAACTAGCAAAAAGGACTGATGTAAATACATTGCCGCTTGGAGCGGTTAATGTTAATTCACCATTTTCATCAATCTCACCCCAAACAATATTTTCCACTATAGGAGGGATTGTTGTAGTTGTTGTAGATGGAACTGTAGTTGTGGTAGTAGTTGTGGTAGTGGTAGGTGGAACTGTTGTAGTCGTAGTAGTTGCAGGCTCAGTAGTAGTAGTTGGGGGAACAGTTGGTGCTGTTTCATTATTTGGTTCAACACCGCCAAATGTAGTGCAGGTTCCAGAGATACACTTTTGTGTTGACCCAGCTTCACTATCAACCATCAATGCTGGAGGTAGTCCTTGATCATCCAGGTTAAATGATGTAAAGCCAAGTTTATATGTTCCTGATATAGAAACCTCGTATGTTGATGTTTGCCAACCAGTAGCGCCATAGGAGTTGGTTGAATAGTCGCCTGTTCCTGGGTTAGTGAATCCAAGTAAAGCATAAGATTTAACATAGTTGTTAACTGTAATTACAGGTGTTCCATTTACCGATACTGGAACGAGTGATGTTATGGAGCCATCGTTGTACGGAACATAGTCAGTTCCCACATAGTTCCAAGCCATTGTATATACATCTCCAGCAGTCAATTGAACTTCACGAGTTATCCATGCAGCATCAGTTGGATTACCACCACCAAAGCCTGATGCAGATGCTTGTGAAGTAAGAATGTTTTGGATTTCACTCTTCTCTGCGTTATTAAGACCCAATGCTGCTATAGCTTGATTATAAGTTTGTTCTCCTTTTGGCTGAAGAAGAGCAGCATAAGTAGCGTTCTTTGGCGAGAATGTCCAACTTCCTGCGCTTACCGCTGGAGCATAGTATGGGCTGGATGGATTACCCATAGCACCGTGAGATCCATGAGCGAATGTCCTTGAGCCATTAAATATTGTTACGCCAGATCCGTTTCCAGTTATAGAAGAACCTAGTGTTCCAGTTTGAGAGCCTTTTGACCAACCAGTAAATGTATTGTCTTCAAACCCTGCGTTTGGTATTGGAGTGGTATTATTCGCATTTACACTTGACGATGAGATAAATATAGATACCAATGAGACAACTAGTGCAGGAATTAGCGCCCAGGAACCTTTGCTAAAAGATATCTTTCTCATCATTCCTCTGAAGAGCTATCTTTATTCCTTCCTGTAGAAATCATCAGACCAGCCAATGTTCCTGTAATAAATGTTGCAACCGAGGAAAGAACACCGAAGAACATCTTGTCGTTTTCGGCTTGAGCACCAATTGGTTGTGTCACGAATACGAGTGCATAAAGAATAAAAACAGTGGTAATAAGTAAAACAGCTCCGAGCATGCATCCGATAACAAACTTTAAACGAGCATCCAGTTCTTCTGGAGTTAATCTTTTTTTCATGGCGCTACTGTCTCCTCTGTCAAAACGGTGTCTTCTGGGGCTGTGTCTGATGACGGATTGAATCCGAGCAAGTCTTCTGTACAAGCCCCATCTACCTTGCATGTTGGAGGTTTGCATTCTTCATTCTCCCAATTTTCTGGGTCTTGGCATGGGTAGCGATAACCACCGTCATACCCGCATGAAAGCAAGCCTATTGAAAGGCATAACACAGAAAATAATCTTTTCACATAAAGATTATATCTTAGAAAGAGTTAATTTGACAAAAGTCTTAAAGTTATTGATAAACAATAGAAATTACCACCAATATTTAATTATTGATGCAGAAGCAAGAAATACCCATGCAATATTAAACCAAATAATTGTCGGCATTGTTTTAATAGTTGATGTTAGTATTAAAGCAAGACTTGACACGAGTGCAAATATATATAACCACCAAAACTGCACTCCAAACAGTAGACCTGGGAATATGATTGCAATCTTGGTCATAAAAGCCCAAGCTTCAACTATATTTGTCTTAGTCCAGTAACTCTTGTTTCCCCATTTTTTTGAAACTTTCAAAATATCATTAAAACTAAGCATTTGCGCCTCCTATATATTTATTCGGAATAATATCAATTATTAAATGAATGCGATCAAGACCACTGGCATTAACAACACGGTGAGGTCTTGTATTTCTAATCTCCCAACACTCCCCTTCTCCCATAACAGACAGTTCGCTATCTATAAAGAAAAAGACATTATCACTCGTGATAATTGGGATGTGATGTCTTTTTGAAGCAACAAGATATTCACCTTTATCTACATGATAAGGTATTTCAGCACCAGCATCAAGACTTGTTAGAATACATTGACCAACTCTACCGTCATGTAATTTTTCCAAATCAGAAACTATTCTATCAACATATTTTAGTAATTTTTTATTTTTACAGGATAATCTTGTTTCATACTGCATTCCAGGCTTCCACATAACAATATCTATATTATAGATATTGTATGTTTTCGTTGCTGAGTGGGCATCAAATGTTTTTTGCCTTGATGTGTCCACTTCCCATTCATCGGTAAACAGCGTAACGATTTTTTTAATCTTGTCTATATTAAAATTTTTAATATATTTAAAATTCATTAACTGTCCTTTTCAAAATATTTTTATATATTTTCTTTGCATTTTTATACTCAGATGATTTTTTAATTTCATTAATCAATATATTTTTTTGATCACTGTTACCTTTAGGATAATTGTCAGGATGAATAATACTCATATGATTAAGATAATAATCATTTGGTATTTCTAAACTATTTTTAATATTAAACTTGAAATAAATAATATCATTAAGCATTGATGGATTTTTTATTAAATCATCAAAGTTGATCAATACAGCATTATTATTTTTCATCATAAAGCTATGATACCTACTATACCAATTTAGAATCATTTCGGAGCGATTTTCTCTTGAGTCTTGAGAGAGAGCGATCCAGGATGCTGCGCACATCAAGGGATCACGAACTACGCAAATAAAATTTTTTTCTTTTAACGAAAGCCAAGCATTATGTTCTATCCATTTAATCGTACATGAAGGATAAGAGAACTTGAGAATTGTATCTAGCAAATGATTACCAGACCTCGGAAAAGATCCGTGTGTTAATACATCCATTTTTGGTCCTCATCACTCCATGTCCACCATCCATCAGAATCTGGTTTTGGTGGTCTCTTTAAATTCCTCAGTTCCTCTGCGTGATCCAACAAGATTGATGACACCCTCTCAGCCTTAAGAGCTTTCATGAAAATATCAACCTCATGAAGCGGATCATATGCCTCTAATTGTTTTAGTGCAGATTCTTTGCTCAAAACACCTTGTCCTTGAGCTACATGCCAAAAGTGATTACAACTAAACAGTTCAAACCCAGTTGTAGGAATATCATGGTACTCAGGTGGTCTTTCGCTCCATATTTCCAGTAAATGATTCAGCAGCTCAGGCTTTGGTCTGTTGCTTTGCTCTAACCACATAGGGGTGTCTCTCCTGTCAGAGATATAGTGGAGTGATATCATCGTGAGAATATTTTCCATAACAGAATCCATAATCCTGTGATATTCGTTTACTGTTTTTTTACTATTCTTTGTAAATGTTGGAAGATACGAGCATATTAATTTAATCTGCTGTATTGTTGTTGCTATTGATGTTGCCTCAAGTGGTTCAACAAAAGATCCAGAAAGACCAACTGCAACACAGTTATACTGCCAGCTATTTCTTAAATAGCCAGCATCATACTTAATACTTCTATAATTTTCAATCTTAAATCCATGAATAGAAGATGCCTCCTCTGCCGCACCCTCTTCATCAATATGGCTTGAATCAAAAATATAACCATTACCAATTCGGTTCAAAGTTGGTATCTCAAACATCCAGCCGCTAGACATTGCTGTAGCTTTTGTGTATGGCTTAATCTGTCCAGACTTATCATGCTGCTTAGGGAAAACGATTGCTGAATTTGTTGGTAAGTATTCAGAATAACTCACAAAGTCTGGTTTGTCTAAAAATTTCATTAAAACACGAGAAAAACCAGTTGCATCAAAAAAGAAATCAGATTTATCTATTGAGTTGTCTGATAAAACAAGTGAATCTATAAAACCAGTTTGACTATCTCTAGTGAGATTCACAACCTGGGAATCAGTTAGGGCAATATCTCGCTGGATGCAGAGATTTTTTAAATATTCATTTAGCTTAAATGTATCAAAATGATATTGATTTGTGTTCATGTGAACATCATCAGATAGCTCTATCAAATTAGACCGCAAGCCTGTTGATGCAAAAGTATCAGTTAATAACAAATTGTTTTTTAATGCGTATGTATAGCTTCCAAGAAAATTACCTTTATTAACTCTTCCACCTGGGGCTATGCTGTGAAAATAATCTGGCGTATGATTTGTCCAGTTTATAAAACGAATTCCATATTTATGAGTAGCATCAGTCTCTTTTATCATATCGGTATTGTCAATACCAACAACCGTTTGGAACTCACGCCAGTGCTCAGTTGAACCTTCACCAACACCAATAATTCCAATTGATGAAGAAGATATGATCTTTATATCATATGCTGGGAACATTTTTTTTACATAGAGTGCAGTAATAAGCCCAGCGGTGCCAGACCCAACAATTGTTATTTTTTTCATTTTTTTCTCCCTAAAAAGTTATAATTAATCAAAGTTCTTGTTGGATGTTTTTCTGGCAGCATTCCACTATGATATATGTTTCCATCAAAAATAAAACCAGTATTTTTAATTGGATCAATTATTCTTGCTGGAACAAAATCAACATCGGGGTGAGCATCTAAATATGGGTTTTCATTGATTGATTTTCTCATATGAGAATAAAGAATGGTTGGACCATCAGAGTTTTCAATATAAAATATTGCACTATACATTGATATCTGGTCTAGATCGTCTATATGCGGATAGCCATCATGAGGCATCGCATTACTTACTGTACAATTCACTCTTGCCCTGAGCAGCGAGTGGAATTCAAATCCAGCTTTATCAATCATCACTAGTAATGGAACTATAAACACACCCCAGTGCTCACTAGGTTTTTCTTGATATTTATAGTCATACAAATTATGAACAAGTCCATAAGAATTTAATGGATTAATTGTATGATCAGTATGAGTGTTTGGCAAATAATTCCATTGAAAATTTGGTGCTTTTACAGTGTCTGTTAAAAGCTTTAAATGTGTTGGAGTTAAAACATTTTCAACAATAAAAATATGATCAAATACATTTTTTTCTTCCATAGGAAAAGTCTATCACAATTAAATATTTTTAATCTTCTATAATTGAAAGATGTTGATCTACTTCACTCCATGCAAAATTTGGGTTTTCAACCCAAGATTGACTATCTTCATCCCAATCCCACCATTTTTTTAAATCAGTAGGTTTGTCAATTGGCGCTTGCCATTGCTTAGTCACTGTGTTTAGAGACCATGACGGATATGGCTTTGGTTCATAAAACCAACCATCAATATATGGACCATTTATAAATGCATAATTACTCTCTGAGTATTGAATATAGTTTTCTTTATCTTCTTGTTCATCAACCCATGCTGTATCAGCAACAACAATATTCTGAACTACGCCATTGATGACATAAGCGTAATTTAATGACATTAGACCAAATACCTCACAACAACAATACCTGATTTTCCAGCACTGCCATTACTAAAATGATAATTCATGTTGCTTGCACCACCACCACCAGATCCCCATGATGTTGCTGCTGCGCCATAAATACCTCCACCACCTGGTCCCTGACCACCGCCAGTACCTCCATGATTAGGGTTTCCACCAAGAGCACCACCAGATGCAAGATATGTCATGCCTGACATCGCTGAAATCTGAGCTGTATTTGCATCAACATTCCAACCGTTTGAGATATACTCTCCAACCTGATTAGATCCAGCACCATGACCGTGATTTCCATTTGTTCTTCCTTGCGGTGATGTTCCGACACCACTATAAGCACCACCAGAGCCAACTTGTCCAGATGCAGTGCCTCTTTGTTGACCACCACCGCCAAGTGCGGTGACAGAAATACCAGTTCCTGTAACCGTTGTTGATCCACCATTTGCTGATCCGATAGCGCCTGGACCAGAACCACCACCAATTGTTATTGACAGATTGCTTGTGCATGTATAAGTATTATATGCAATCACACCACCACCACCAGCACCAGCAACACCTGGTGAAGTTCCTCCACCGCCTCCACCACCTACAGCAAGTATTTGAATCTCACCAGATCCAACCACCGTCAGTGTTCCATTAGATGTAAATGTGTGATATTTGTACGCACCGATTGTTTGCGTTCCGTTACCGCCAGTAGCGGTAAGCTTTACCTTTGCGCCTTTTTGTCCAAATGGACCTCTTGATTGAATACTGCTAAAGAATGGCATTATATCTCCTATTTAGTAATTTAAGTTACCTGCTCCAAATACAATCCATGTACCGCTTGAATTCCTAAGGAGCGAGAAGCTGAATATATCAATCTTACCACTTGACGATGTTGGAGTTGGAGCTGTTCCACCTGCCCATTTAATAGTTTGTGCTGAGCCATCAATCTGGAAAGCACTTGGAATATAGCCAGTTGCTCCTTGTGTCACAAGAACAGTATATGTCGTTATACGATCATTTGTTGTTGGGACACCTGTTAAATTAACAGTAAAGTTAGCAGATGGTGATGAAACATATGAAACAAGCGTATCTGTATATGCGACTGTAAGAACATTTGTAGAAATTGTTCCTGCAGCAGTGCCTTCTGACAGCTCATTAACAACCAATCTTCCACTGATTGTTGCATTTCCAGTAATGGTTACATCACCTGTTAGCGCAGATGTTCCAGCAACCGAGATATTTCCACCTACAAACACATTATTGGAGATACCAGCACCACCTGTTACGATGAGCGAGCCAGATGTTGTGTTTGCTGAAGCGACATTTGATGTAATTACAACATTTCCACTTGCTTCTACACCTGCCAGAACCAGTGATGCGCTTGATGCAGCAGCAAAGTTTGCTGTTGATGTAGGAGCAGTGGTTAAGTTTGTAAATAGCTTGAACTTTCCGCTATCCGATGCATCTCGCAGAAGACCTGCATACTTAACAGCACCATCATTAAACTTACCAGCAAAGCCTAGATCAAAGGTATCACCAGTGTTTGTATTTCCCATGAAAACAATTGGGTCTGATACGGTAAGGTTGTTTGACTGAAACGCACCACCACCAATTGTGATTGTACCAACAATGTTTGTATTGCCAGCAATATAAACATTACCGCCAACACCAAGACCACCAGCAACAGTTAATGCACCTGTTGTAGCGCTTGTAGAATTGGTTGCAATATTGATAGCAACAGATGTGTCTGGAGTAATAACCATCTGAGTATTGCTGCTTTGCAGACCACCAGCAGCAAAGATAATCTTATTTTGAGTTCCGTTACCACCAGTTGCAAGAATAAAGTTACCACTACCTGCAGAGTTTGCAGGAGCTTCTACAAAGATATATCCGTCATGAGCACCAGTTACTGTGAAGCCTGGGTCGCTAAAATTACTTGATGTGATACCCATGTCAATCCAACCAGTATCGTCATCACCAATGTCTGAGTAGGCGATAATGTCCGTTGAACTATTTGCGTTTGTTCCTAAATTTCTAAATGCAATTTGTGCATAATCTGTTTTATCTGTTTGCAACACAAGTCTTGGATTGGTTAATCCACTTCCAAAAGTCGCAGCGTTTGGACCAACAAACCCAGTACCACCTACATACAGATCCACATTAGATGTAACTTGACCACCAACAACTGTGTTTGCAGACAATTCACCAGACAAAGTAGCGCTAACAATACTTACCGCATTTGTCCATGAAACATTTGTTCCATCAGTTTTTAGTACTTTGTTTGCATTTCCAGACTGAGATGGGATTTCTCCAGTTCCACCCTGTGAAAACAATTCCCACTCACCAGAGTTATCGCCAGCAAAAGATGTACCATCAGAAGTAAAGTCCTGAGTTGAGATGTAAGCATTTCCATCTATAAAAACAACATCATTAGTTTTATAGGCTGTATTTGCAGCCCAAGCACCACGCCAATCAAAGCCTTCAACAAAAGGAGTAACCTTGTTAGCAACAATATCAATATTTAAAAAATTACCAGATGTGTGTTGCAAAAGAACACGATAGCTATTTCCACCACTTTCTACAATATCTCCTGGGTAGTAAACTGTATTTGATGCCCAGTTACCTCTTGCAGAAATACCATCTGCTAATTTTGACCAATAGGTTGTATTTGTTGGAGCATTTCCGCTTGCATTTGTTGTGCTTACATAGACATACGAAACACCACCATATGTAACAACATCATTCATTTCATATGTAGTACCACTATTATAGGCACCTTGATGGTAGAACCTTAGTCTACCAAGATCTATTGCAGCCATTTATGCAACCTCCACTATTAAATTCTTTTCGTTACCAGTATACCAAGAAAATGTTAATTCAGCTTGACTGGTTAACCAGTTTTTATATATACCATGATTTGAAGGATCAAAATACTCGTTGTCTGGAGTAAAGACATCCCCCAATCTATGTTTTGGAATTGACACTACATTAGATGTAGTGTCGTATTCATTTGTAATAATAGTTGGTTCAAGGATTTCCTGGATTATCAATTTTGCATTTGCTGGATAGTATTGAAACCCATAAAACTTATCGCCAATTTTAAACTCTTCTTTTGTCGGATCCCAGGTTATAATTCCAGATGCACCAGAACCACCAACTCCACTCCCGCTATTAACAAGATTAGGCATACTCTACCCCGCTAATGCTAAATGTAATTGAAGAGTTACTTGAAGCAACATAGACATTACTGTTTGCTGGAACGACAATAGATGTGTTGTAATACAGGACATCGTTTTTAATGACATTAGCATTGCTAATAATTTTATTATTAGCTAATGGTGCTGCTCCAGCTACAAGGATGTGAATATCGGCTGTAGCATTTGCGGTATTGCTGGTATTGCAAATATTGATTGATTTAATAATTGAGTAATTACCAGCCGTATTCGCTACTGTATACACATTAGAACCTGTTGAATTACCAAGATAAAAAGACTTTGGAACTAGATTTGCCATTTATGCCCCCATCCACATTAAAACTTCGTTATCATAAGTTGTCGTATTCATGTCTTGAATTGTTGCTGCATCAAGAATGTGGTCTACGAATGCACCAGATGTATGTGATTTTGCCGTTGTTCCGTCATAACCACGAGTCTGAATTGTAAAGGTATTTGTGCTTCTTGAGGAAATAAGGATTTTCTCTTCATCAGATGTTCCTCTATCAATAACCACTGCAAATGGATTTGAACCAGATGGAAAACCACTTGCATCGGTTACAGCAAAAGAAGAGTCACTGCTTGAAATATTTGCACTTAGATTTGTTCTCAGCGCAGCTCCTGTAAATTCTCTTCTCAGCATCAAAACTCCTTAGTCAATGCTGATATCAAGATCGCCTGTTGCGATTCTTAAAGTATCCCCAGCATCTGTTGTTTTGTTTGTTGTAAGTGTTCCATACAACAACATGTTTCCACTTGTTAAAGCATCAAAAATACCAATTGCGACAGTTGTTACTGCTGGCATTCCTGTAAAGTCAATGTTTGAATCATTTGATGTTGCACCACTTGATGCACTGCTAAATGTTGCAATTTGACGAGCATATGAACCACCTGTAACTTCTGTTCCACCACCTGCATCAGATGGAGCGACTGTAAATAGCGCTACATAGACATCTGCTGGCATTGTATACGATGCGGTACCAAGGAAGTGATCAATAAGTTTGTTCTCAAGATAGTTTGTAAGATTGCCTGCCATTATTAATCCTCCTGATTAGTATAATACATTTCCTTTTCTTCATCACTAGGCAATCTAAAATTATCTAATGCAAGAAGCAAGTTGGCTTCTTCTGCTGGAAGCAAGCCTATTTTATTTCTTTGTGAAAAACGAAAACCAGATGCTGTTACATAAGCAGTCCCGCTCTCAAAAACAACAAAAACATTTCCTTCTTTAGAAATATTTTCTTGAGTAATTTCTTTTTTCACTGCAGCTTTTTTTGCTACTGCTTTTTTTGGTTTATTAATATTTTCGGATGTTACGCTTGTTTCGTTATTAGTCATATGATCAATATTATCACTTATATTTAATTAAATCAATTAGGCATGATAAAAGGCGGGGTTCGTTTGAACCCCGCCCAATATCTACTTTAATTGTTTAAATTAGAGTGAGCGCAACTTAACATTCTTACCGATTACATACGATTCGGCATTTTCAATGTTGCTTGCAACTCTCATGTACTGTGTGTACTCAATTGTGTCAGTCTTTGGCTTGAACTGGCGGTACACTGTGATGTCACGGTGGATACCAATTACACGGTTATTTGGGAATGTAAGTTCTACATAACCATGCGAACCTGCTGCTGCTGAGTAGTCACCAGTTACTGTTTCTGGCATTAGAGGTACTTCAATCAGAGGAATACCGAATGGTGAGAGACCAGTTGAACCTGGACCACCATTTGCTCTCATTGCACCCTGCAAGAATGCCATTTCACCAGCTGTTGACATTGGAGCAGGTGCGCCTGCTGTTGCCTCAGTTGCTGAGTTTGGATTACCCAAGCTGTAGATTGAGTCTTGAACAATGCCTGGACCTGTGAAGAATCGCAGCTCGTTACGGCGTTGCAAGTACTTGCTTGGCAAGTTGCGGAGAACCTTGTCGTATACTGAACGGGAAACATTGTTTCCTGCGAAGTCTACAACAGTTCCGCTTGTTCTTGCAAGCTTAACAAAGCCATCCAAAGCCTTCAAAAGACCGTTGTTTGACGATGTGTTACCGTTGATAAACAAGTCATCAAGGTCGTTTGCTGTCTGGCGAGCCATGATCTGTGCGATATGGTCTTCCAGCGAAGCGCCCTCAATGTTGTCTTCCAACGATTCTGTTGAAATATTCCAGTCAAGACGGAGCTTTACAGTTGAAAGCGATACCTTGCTGAATGTGACAGCTGCATTTGCGCCATCATCTGTTGCTTCGGTTGCCTTTGCAAGCAAACGAGTACCGACAGACACCTTGTCAATGTCCATCTGTGGTGTACGCATACGAATTACTCGTGCGTTCTTCATCAATACTGATTGATCAACAACAAAGTCAAGGAAGCGGTTAGCTTGCTCTGGGTAGAGAAGTCCACCACCACCGCTGACTGGGCTGCTGTTTGAAACCACCGCTGTGGTGACTTCGTTGGCTTTTGCCAAAATTTCTTCTTGTGATGCCATAGTAGTTTTTCCTCCTTACCTTATGACCTATAACCTAGGGAGTTAATTAACTCCTGTGGCAAATATGTATTCTTCCAGAATGAAGTAGGTGCAGACTTAACGAGTGCTTCCTCTGCTACTTCTTCATCATCTTCTGGATCTACGCTCTTTTTAACAGCGCCAGCTGTGGCAAATGCCTCAACCTTCTCTGTCTGCTCAGCGAGAGCCAATTCTGCTGTTTCCAGCTTTTGCTGAAGTTCAGAATTCTGAACCTCAAAACCCTTAGCAACTGCTTCAATTTTTTCCTGAACAGAGGCTTCAACTTCTTCCTTGATTGAAGTAGCAAAACTAGCCAGTTTTTCATCAACAACAGCACTCAGAGCATCTTTAAGAACATTAATGTCCATTTCTTCCTCCTGTGTGTCTCCACTTACTTCAACGGAAGTTGAAGTTGTTTCTTCTGCGACATCTGGAACAAGCCATCCGATAAACTTTTTCAATAGACTAAGTTTATTAATTTCCTGTTCATTCATGTCAGAGATCTTATCATAAGTATCATTTAATTGCAATTCAGAGTCTTGCTGAATAATAGAATCCATTTTCTCAATCATCTCCTTAATTGTACCAAAAAGTTCATCCTCTTGTGAGAACATTTCGCTTTTTGTTTTCTTTTCAGTAGGGTTATTTGAAACACAATTTGGAATCATATTTCCATCCTTACCCTTCTTCAAACCCTCTTGGTGATAACCTTCACCGCAAGGGCTTTCTTCTTCTTTAGCTTTCTTTTTTGGCTTGAACTTTGGAGAGCTGGATGGGAAAGGAGGCATTGTTGGTGATGTGATACCATTTCTTGCTGGATACTTTGATTCTGCATTTTCTGTTGTTACAGAAGCATCCTTCTCTACATCTTCACAGGAATTGCAACCACAACCACAACCCTCATCCTTCATTAATTCCAAAACAACATTCAACAAATCCTCGTCAAAATCGTTTTCTAAGAAACCTTTCTTTTTTGAATTAGCATAACGCTCAAGTAATCTACGACCTTTTGCAGCGAGTCTTGCTGCGTCTGCTCTATCTTGAGGAACTGGCTCACCCCAAGCTGCAGCTGAGAGCGCAAGTCTTGTTGGTTCGCCATTTGGCTTTTTCATCGGACCAGATGGATTAGTAAAGAATCTAGTAAGGAATGAACCTTTGCGGCGCATTTTTTCTGGAGTGTCTGCTGGACCTTTAACACCTGGCTTAAGGTTAGAACCTTCTGTTTGCTTAAAATGTCTTCTTCCAGCGGCAGTAAGACCACCTTTTGGATCTTTTAGAGGTTGTTTTGCTTTTGCAAGCTGGCAGTCAAGATCGCAATCAAGCGCATACTTTAAACCGCCATCTTCATTCATTTTGATGATATCAATTGTCGCCAAGGCATTAGCTGGATTATCAACAAGGCTTAATTCACCAAGTACATACTTTTTGATAATATTTACTGGCTTACCACGAAACATTTTGTCTGCTGATTCTGATTTTTCAATAACTTTTCCACCGATAGAAAAAGAGCGGAGGGTTCCATCAAGAACTTTTTGCCAAGTATCTTCAGCACCTTTTGAGATATATGCCTCTACTTTAACTGCATTATATGTTGTGCCATCAACGCCTTTAATTGTAACAGGTTCGTACTTAACAGCTTTGCCAACAGCAATTGGGGCATGCATTTCTCTAATATTCCCACCCCAATTTGCAAACGCTTCTTTGGATGCCTCAAAATCAACAATATCACCAGCTTTATCAATATTGTCTGCGGTAGCAATACCTACTACAATTCTTTGCTCCCTCTTAATCATATCAATTGGGAATGAAATATTAAAATCTGACATTTAGCCCTCGTAACTTACAAGCATATATTATAATCCGCAATATTGCAAATTATCCTACTGCATAGACAGCAACACTAGTGTTTGCAGTTAGCACCTGAATTGTTGTGTAATCACCTGGTATTTTCTCATATTGATGAACAGAACCATTTGGCACATGGGATAGAAAAATATTATATTTTCCATTAAGTCTAATTGTTGTGTCATCATCTTTATTTAAATTAACAACATATATTGCACTTGTGTGCTGTCCAATGTTAACAACACCATCAGCAGGTGCTATTGAAACATTTGAATAAACCAACGAGCCGTACATAAATCAGCCCAGAGCAAAAACAGCTACTGCTGAGTTTGCTGTAACAACCTCAATAGTTGTATAATCACCATCAATTCCTACATACTCTGTAGATTCTGCTGGGATGAGTACGGTGTACTTTCCGTTGAGCTTAATATCAACATCAGTCCCGTTTTTATTATAAACATAGATTTCACTTGTGTGAAGACCTATACTAACAGCACCATCAGCTGTCACTAGATTTTTATTTGAATACACCAAAGTGCTTTCACTCATAATTCTTCTCCTTGATTGAATTTACTGGTTGAATCATTGTTCACTCCAGAATCTTGATTTTCACCACGCTCTGCTTGGGCTCCATCTGCTACTGGATCACTCGTTGCTCCGTCACCAGTTGGTGACTTAGGAGGATTAGCAGCAGAATTGTTATCATTACCTGGAGGCGCACCAGGACCAGGATTACCAGCAGCATTTTGTTCTTTCTTAACATTTGTTGGGAAAGGCAAAACGGAATCTCCATCATATCTTTCTGGCAAACCAATTTGACCTCTAACTTCGTTAGGGGTAAGCACTTCTGTACGAAGATATCTATCATTAATTCTTGACTGAATATCTTCATCAACGAGATCAATTTTCTTCAAGCGGATTTCCATAAGATCGGTAAATTCCGCAATAATTCTATTTAACTTCTTTTCAACAATTGCTTGGTCTGGTCCAATAACTTGCATCTTAAAACTCTTATCAGCATCTCTTGATACAGCCAAGTTTGCGTTATCATAAACACCAACTTTTGGCGCAGGAACTCTGTTTGCAACAAGAATTTCATCACGATTTGATTTACGATATTTATCAAAAGAAGAATCCTGAATACCAGCTTCAAGCTTTTCAAATTTAATATCAGTATCTGTTCCAAGATTTGCTGGAATTGGAATAACCAGCGTTCCATGATTGCGACCTTTAACCTCATTCCTGAAATAATTGATCAATTCTTGTTTTGACTTATTGCTTAACTTTGCACCTTTAATAAGAATTGCATAACGAGGAATCGCTTTGTTTTCAAAATAGTCAATATTGTATTCTTTTGCAAATTTATCACCAACAATTGCTGTAGCAGCAGAAACTGCTGAAGGAATGCCATAATATGTATTATTTGGTGAGTAAATTTTAAAGTGAATCAACTCGTTCGGCTTTGGATCATTATTAATTGGATCTGGAGTTTCTTTATCCTGGAATTGTCTAAAGAACACTGCTTGAATTTTATTTGTTTTTGCAATCTGCACATAGCCATCACGCTTTCTGCGTACACGAACAAGAGTTGCTGGAACATGACCGATGTAACCAATTTGACCAGAATTGTTACGACCAATTTCAAGATATCCGTTTCCAACAGTTAAAACATCTTGCCATACACGAACTAGTGTTTCAATCAATGTTTCTTCAATGTTCAAACTCTCAAATGTCTCATCAAGATTTTCTTTAAGGTCTTGATATTGCTGTCTTAGTCTTGTAATTTTTTCTTCGCTGCCTTGAGCTTTTTCAATTTTTCTCTTAGCCTTGAGTGTTTCTACAAACTCATATCCAAGACCAACTGTATTCATAACACGAGCATTAATTGCTGCATAGTGAATTGCACTTTGGTCGTACAATCCAGCTAGTGTATCAAGGTCGTATGGTGGATTTACAATGTCATAAAGTGAATATCCACTGACAACTTCTGGATCAACATATTTTGACTTAGTTCCATCTTCTCCTTCATGTTTCTTTTGCAAGCGCATTGCTTTGCGCTTCATTTTTGGAGATAGGGATGAAATTTTTACAAATGAAAACGGATCTGTATCTTCTGTTTTTGAAGTAAACCCCATATAGGAGATATCATCAATTTCATCATCAACAAAACTATCTTCTACGAGTTCCATTTTCTTTTGCATATTATCTCCTGTTGTTAAAGTGTTCATCAAACATGTCTTCAAATGGATCAGCAACTAACCCATTAGCTAGTCTTTCTGCCTGATCATCTCTTTCTGAGGCAGAAATTTTTCTACCACCAGCAATCCATCTAACATGTCCATCATCATCGCCAGTCCAATACTTTCCAGCCTCTAGAACTCTACGCTCAATATTTAAGTCATACATAGCCCCCTCTGCTGAGAGGACACCATCACCATCGGATAACGCCTGCCCTTCTGCTGTAAAGTAGACACAAACTCCATAAGAGCGTTCTGGAACCCAAATATTTTTATCTTTAATCATATCTGACGACATAGGTTTAATTATACACCAGATTTAATCAAAAACAGTACAGAGGCGTTCAGATATCAGCGTATTGGACATGCACCTGTTGCACAATCATCCATATCAATCATCAAATCGCTAGAATTTTGTTGAAGTGGAATTGAAAAGTCCAATTTGGCAATAGATTTATTGTATTCTTCCTCTGAAATCTCTTCATATGGAGGCAATGGGAAGTTGTGATCAACATGAAGCAAGAAAGAAACACTCTTTACCGAAGAATCGTAGTTAGAAGCAAGCCATTCTTTGATTGATGGCAGTTCTTCCTTGCGATAATAGACAGTTACCGATACGGCATTGTCAGCCCACTCAGTTTGCATCTTCTTTACCCACTCAAGCTGGTCAATTGCAGTCATATTTGCAGCCAAAACAGCTCCATCTGGTGATTTACAAGGAAATTCAACAACATAACGAGTATGATCCTCACGACCATCTAGCCCGATGTCCCAAACAACCTTATAACCACGCTTGCGACAGGCATCAACTAGCGGATCAACAGAGCTAAACCTAACTCTTCTTGTATAAAACTTAGCAAATGCTGGGTGAATACCTGGTGTCACACCTGGAAGTAGCGATAAAGTTCCTGATGGTTGTACTGTAGTGAGGCGAATTGATGGATTCCATCCATTTTCTTCACTATATGTCTTATCAAAACTCTTGAGATACCCATAAGCTTCATTAAGCCATGCAACTTGTTTTTCTGTTGCTTGCAAAATACCAGTAACAGACTGACCTAGGCGACCATTTTTATGAACAATTGTATTTGTTTTTTCATATGGATACGAAAGTCTTGTAATTTGCTTTTGAACCATGTATAGAAGTCTTGAAACCTCAAGCATTTGAGCAAGCGAATCAATGTTTGGCAAAAAGATTGTAGAAAGATTACAAGACTCACCATCTGATAATGCGATTTCTGCGCATGGATTGAATCCTTCAACTGTTGGATCTGGTGATTTTTCACCAAGTCTTCCATATGTTCTTGCCATTTTTCTATTCAACAAGCCATACGGCTCACCAGTGCCATCATAACCCTTCCAAAATTCTGGGACAATCTCATCGTATGAGTCTGCATAGATACTGTTATTGCTATTTGATCTCCATGCTGGAACATTACCGCTTCCCCAGTTTTTTGCACGAAGGAATAACATGTCATCAGGATCACCGATTGCGATTTGTGCAGAGCGGCGTGAAGAGCCAGAAATTACGATACGACCAATGATGTTGCAAATATCCAACACATCAACAGAACGAAGTTTCTTGCCAACACGATTATCTAAAACTTTGCCAATATCAACCAAACCTTCAACCAACGCTCCTGGACCAGATGCAATTCCACCAAATGTTTTTAGAGGTGCGCCGTATTCACGAATAAGAATTGTTGAGTATGTAAAAGATTTTCCAGTTACAAAATAAGATTCAAGAACTTTGTGAAGAAGCTCTCTCCACCCCTGTCGTGAGTCTGGAACAATGAAGTCTGCGTCTGCAGTTCTTTCTGCTGTAATATATCCAACCTTCTTTACCTTTGGCAGATCATGAATCTTTGAACGCTCAACAGAAAAACCAACTCCACCACCAAGCATTAGATAATCAAACAAAAGTTCAAAGTCTTCAATCTTCTCAATGTTTGTATAAAAACAATTATTGAGTGAAGTTCCAGAGAACTTGCTTACAAGAGGCGTACCGAGCTGCCAGAGTGCTCTGCCAGACACTGAGCATCTAAGATTAAACATGTGATCAAAAAGTTTTTCTGCTTCTTCCTGTGAGAATGGGACTCCGATCTCAACAGCGCCATCAATGATTCTTTTTATAGTTTGAACCCAAGATTCTGTTGCATCAGTTCCTTCAATCTTGCGACTATATGTCCTAAGGAACACAACTTCTCCAAGACCACCGAAACCCCAAGGTGGAGTTTTTGAACCATAACTAGCAATAAAATCATTTGATAAAAGCGACATATACATACCTCCAGAAAGTAAGAGAAACTAGTTTAGACGGTCAGCTTAGCAGAGTCAAAGATTAGTACTTAGGACTACGACAAAGATTTTTGATAAAATTCATATCGGTTTAAAATTTTATCGGCAACAGATGACCAAGACCACTCAGAGTGAATAACTCTTGCTGATTTAACCGCATACTTTTTAAAATCATCATATTCATTTACAACATGCTCCATCAAATCAAGAAGTTGTTGAAAATTAGGACTTGCCCATTCGCCAGTATCACAATCATAAAGATGATCTTGCCAATCCGCTTTTACAAAAGTAGCTTCAAGAGGAATACCGTATTTTGCAAAGTCTGCGCATCCAGTTAAGTTTGTAACAATTGTTGGCAAACCAGTTGCGATTGCTTCAAAAGGTATCATTCCAAATCCTTCACCCATTGTTGGATAAACCATACAGTGACATTTGTGATACAAAGCAACTAAATCTTCTGTACTAAAATTATCTGGGATTCCAATAATTTGAGGATGTTTGTATGCAGGAACTAGTTGATCGTCAACATAACATTCTGCATAGCAGAACTTGTTGTATTTAAGAACTAACTGAAAGTCAGTATTGCCTTCATACAATTCAAGAAAGGCATCAACAACCATTTGTGCATTTTTCCTTTTTGAATCACCACCAACATGTAAAAAATTAAACTTACCAGTTAGCTCTCTTTCAACGATGGAAAACTCTGGAGAAATGCCGTGAGGTATTGTAAATACATTTGCATTAACATTGTGCTTAATATAAATATCTCTAATAAAATCTGATGTAGCCCAAATCTCATCACACTTACGCATGTTGTCAATCC